GAACTTGGGCATAAAATAGACGAAATGCTTTCGCTGTACACTGATCCGGATTTTTTGGCTATCTACAATCCGGCCAAAGCTCAAGGAGAACGATTCATCGCCGATAACCTGTCGGCATATGCGTATTGCACCTCTTTCTTCCGTAAGTCCAATTACACGCCGCAAAAGGAATTTATTGCCGAAGCGTGGAGCGAGTATCGGAATAACGAAAAACCGCGACCTTTGGCAGTCGCGGTAGGTGAACTTATAAACCGAAAATACGATGCGAAAAAGCAGAACTAAATATCTGCAACTTCATATACGCGCATTGTTTCACGAGGCTTGTCTGTTTCGAAGACATAGCTACCATGCTGCCCTTCGAGTACCTTATTGTGAGATTCGGCATTATCGTATATCGACATTGGAATCACGTCGAATGCGGCGCACCGAATACCTCCTTTGAAATGCCGACAATCCTCACACTGATAAGGTTGCTCCTTTTCTATGTCAATCAGATGTTTCATAAAAGTTTGCGCTTTGCGCAAAAATAACGTTTTAAAACGCGAAAAGCAAGTAAAATGCCGAAATTATTTGATCTGAAGCGAAAAATCCTGACCGATCTGAAGGTCGAACTGCTCGACGAGTTCGACCGCAACTTCCAACGCCGGGCTTTTTTCGACCGCCCCTGGCCAGGACGGAAATCTCCGGGGAACGGTGACAAGCTTCTTAATGATACAGGATATGGCCGTAACAGTATTCGGGGGACCATCCGGCAGAACGGCGTTGAGTTCTCGACCGATACGCCCTACATGGGGCTGCACAACCGGGGCGGAAAGATCAAGATCACACCCCGGATGCGGAAATACTTTTGGTACATGTATCGCCAAAATGCCGAAAGCATTACCTACTCAATCAAGAAGCGTCAGGCCAACAATACCCAGCGTAATCGAATGCTGTCAGCGAAGGCGCAGTTCTGGAAAAATATGGCTTTGACAAAAAAGGATCATATAACAATTCCACAACGCCAATTTATCGGCGACCATCCCCGTGTCCGGCAGGCGGTACGGGAGGTTATACACCAAAACCTGCAGAGCGCTTTCCGGGAACTCGCAAAAGTCCTGCAACCTCGGTAAAACACCGTTTAAACGTCTTTAAAATGATTGAAAATGCAATGATCGCAGTCCAGGACCGACTGCTGGAACTGCTCCCCGAGAAGATCGCCTATCTGGCCGAGGATTGGGGACAGCTGGATTTCTACAACGAGCGGCCGCCCGTCAATTTCCCGTGCGTGCTGATCGACATTGCCGAGGCCGAGTTCTCGGACTGCACGCGAAAGGTGCAACTGGGCGAGGCGATCCTGACCGTACGGGTAGCGCACTTCGATCCCGTAAACATTTCAGCCCTCGCACCGAACCGTAACAAAGCATTCCGCATGTTCGCCCTGCTGCGGTTGATCTACACCCAGTTGCAGGGACTCTCCGGAGAGGGGTTTTCGGGCCTTACGCGCACATCCCTGCGGCGGGTGAAACGTGAAGATGCGATCCGTGAATACGTCATGCAGTTCCGGTTCGGCGGGACGGACAACGCAGCCTATAAGCCGCGAAAAAAGGCCGAAGGCGTCCAGATCGACATCACCACGGAACGCTCGTAACGAAACAGCCCGGCAAATTGCCGGGCTGTTTCGCATAAGATTGCTTTTTTTACTATTTTTGAAACAAAACAAGCGTATATGTCCAACTGGAGCAAAATTTGGAAAATCTTGACAACTCCCGTCAACACCCCTAAACCGAAAGAGCATACTCCGACTTCGATAACCCCTGCAGTTCAATGTAATCCGAGCAGTTCCCGGGATCATTGGCTGACCGTACACGTTGCACTTGCCTCTATGCGCGAGTTTCAAGAGTGTAATTCGGACCACACACTACTCAAGAAAGCGGAAAATCTTCGTAATATCATTGAAGAACTCAAAGGGCTATCCGGACAGTCCAACTATTCTGCAATTCTAAAAAAAGGGATCAACGAATTTGAGACGAATTGGCGGACAACCATCACCCCGCAGGAATTTGAACACCTTGAACACCCTGATAAAATGGATATTGACGAGATGATCCGTGAGAAATACTGTTCTCTCGCCTCAAACTACCGCCGCTACTGGGAAAGTGCCATCGCTCAACTGGTGCGGAAATCAGCTATCCTAAAGCGACGGCAATACTTAATAGAAGACATTGATCGTTTCATTGACGGTTTACCAATAAAGTATCCGGAGGTTGTGAGTGAATTGGAAAAATACAAGGCTTTCAACCTGAAGCAGATCGAAAGCCCTGAATAAAATCAATCGAACAGAGTTGGTTGTCGGATGTCCTGCTGCGTGCGTTCGCGTTCTTTGCGGAGCCAGGACAAATAGGCAGCATATTCGACATGAAACTGGTCGTAGATGTACTTTTTCCACACCCATTTCAGACACCTATCCTGCCGCCCGGGTTCATAGTACTGCTTCGTGATCCGCACCGCATGCTCACGTTTTCGGATGTGATTTTTGTTGTTGTATGCCATTTTCCGCAATTATTGACTATCTTTGTAGCAGGTCGGCCTTGTGATAGCAATATTGCAGGGCTTTTTTATGTCAGTTCACCACGGTCGGACCGCCTCCCGGAATGATGTAGATCGGCGTCACCTGAACCGAAGGCCGTGAGGTCGTGGCGGGCTTCTTGTCTCCGATGGCCCGCAGTTTGCGCACCAGTGCTTGCAGTTCCTGCGCATCGAGCATATAGAGCAGACGCCCGCATATCCGCCGCTGCAGCAGGAAACGGTTCACCTTCGTCCAATCCTCGGGCAAAGCGTACATCCCGAGTTTCGTCAGGTGTGCCAGGACCTGCGACCGGAGACGCCGGATCGCGTCAGAGGCCGGGGTCGTCTTGGCACGGTGGGCAAACTCCATATATGCCTGCAGGGCGACGATCTCATCGTCGGTAAGTTCGTCATAGCTGCGGGCATCCCACAACGCCAGGATGTCCTCCCGATTGGGGATCAGGCGGCAGGCCGACATCAGGGTATTGATCCGGCGAACCTTTGCGCCGCGTTCGAATTCGGTCATTTTGTTACAATATTTAATTTAATCATGTTGCTCCCGGCGGCGGAATCGAACCGCCGCAGAAAACCGTTCGGGAATTAGGATTTGATTTTTTTATAAATCTCTCCGCATAAGAACCCGGCGAAAAGAACAAGGTAGATAAGAGGGATAATCCACATCGGGCATGTTACCCACCACCAGGACCAGGCGATCACGCCCGTCAATTTGAGAATAAGGAACACGATAAACAAGGCTCCAGGAAATCCGATTTTCATAGTTTACATGCGATTAAATGATGGTTCGATTCTGTGCCATACACCGCGCTCGTCGCGCTGGTGAAAGTAGAAGTTTATGGCGGTGCCGTTAACGACGTTGCTCTCTTTGAACAGTTGCATGATTTGCGAGTATTCGGGATCGCCGAACTGCGCCTCGAGATCATACAGCTTGCTGATGGACTTGTAGTCCAGATCGCCCTTGCGGTTACGCTCCAGGAGCGTCATTGCCAACTGGTACATCGGATCGTCGGCCCCTTTCTCCCGTCCGCCGATCCATGCCTTCAGGAAGTCGATCAGCCGGGCGGCGGCCACGTCAGCCCGTTCGTCAAAGCATTTTACCCGATTGCATTTCACCTCGAGGCGGAAGTCTCCCTCCTGCACCGAGTAGCCGAGCTGGTCGTCCCGGCGCGTGGCTCCGTACTCCTGCATGATTTTTCGGAAAGCATCGGTCTCGGCCACGACCAGGTCGTAGAACTCGCGCACCCGGCCAGTGATATTGCGGGTTTCGGCTGCCATACGCTTCACGAAGTCGGCCCGCGTCTCCTCATAGTCCCGGCGCCGTTTGTCTGCGGCCTGGCGCTCCTCGGCCCGCTTCTGCTCGAGCAGCTGTTCCAGCTGGTCGGCGGTCATGTCTTTCAGTTCGTCTTTCATAGTGATATTGATTAAGAATTACGTTTGTCGGTGTAAGGTTCCCCGGCGATACTGCAATAGTCGGTCTCCATGTTATGCAGGCCAGAACGCATGTCTTCCAGGTCTTGCTCGATCTGCGCGATCCGCTCCGGGGACAGGCTGTCCCTGTGTTGCATCAGAAAACTTTCTGCTTTGAGAATGTTTTTACGGCGCAATTCGATCATGTATGAAAGACAGTCCAGACTTGCCGCCGATGATTTGGTTAGTTCGATGATCTCGGGCATACTGATTACGATTTGATGGTTTTGATCGCTTTCAGGGCCTCCTTCGAATAATTGTCGAGGAAGGTCTGCCGCATCGCATCCGCGACACTCATAATCTCGTTGATGCTTGCCCCGGTTTGGGCGACTGTCCCGGCAAACCTGCGCAATTCCGCGATCAGTTCCGGGCTGATTTTAATACCGTTTTGCTGTCCCATTGTTGTTGTTTTTCATTATGCCGTACATGGTTCTGAAATAGTCGTCCGTGAGCGCCACGCCGTCCTTGTGCGCGGCGATGATCGCAGGCTCGAGGTAGTCGTTGAGCTCTCGGTAATCGGTGCAGAGCTCGACGAGGATTTTGCGGAGGTTTTCATCCTTGACCTTATACATGAAGTTCTCGAATTTCCGGTCGATCGGCGGCAGAATAATCGTGTTCGCCTTCATCCGGCTTTTGAACTGCGGCACGCCGTTGACACCGCGCAGTTCGAGCCTGTCGAGCAGTTTCAGCAGATCGGCGGTTCCGGCGATCGCAAAGGCCGCATATCCCTTGATCATATCATAGATGGCTTTATAGGCCCGGATACCCGGCAGTTTGGTGTTCTCACCCTCGTCGAGGATCAGCATGTTGCGCTCCCCGCACAGCGCACGGCGCCGGAACTCGGAACCGATCAGGCGCAGGCGTGCACCTTTCTGCATCGGCAGGTCGAGGTCGAGCAAGCGACCGATCTCCTCGAGGATGTCTCGGATGCCGTCCTCGGCGTTGATCGTCACACGAAACGTGTTGGTCGGATTGGCCTTGCAGTACTGGTCGATCGCCGTGGTCTTGCCGCAGCCTTTTTCGCCGATGATCATCTTCACGCCGCCGAAACGTGCGGTGCAGTTCAGATGCGCACGTTCGAGAGCCGAGATGGCGATCACAAACTGCGGCGTAGGCTCTACCTTCCAAAAGGTTTGCTCGATCTCGAAGCCGATCACCGATGCAAGCGTAATGAAATAGCGGTCGGCGATCTCCGTAACCTTGTCAGGGCCGGATTTGTATTCATAGACCCCGTTCAGCAGGTTGGAAAGATACGACGCGCTGATTCCGCAAGTCTTCGCCAAGGCATTCTGCGACATGCCGTGCCGCTGCATGTACTGCTTGGCGGCAGTAATGATTTCGTCTTTTTTGATTTTTTCCATAAGGCGGTTATTTGATGTATTTTGACAAATCGGAAATGTGATTTTTGTGGTAGTCGATCACTGCCTGCTGTTGGACCTGGTCTGCCTTCTTTCGCTCCCGCTCCCGGGCGCGTTGTTTCTTGGCCTCCAGCTTCGCACGGCCCCGTTCATATTCGGCGGCGCTGATCTGCTCGTGCATGGCGTTGTAATCCTCCTTGGTGGCGTTGTCCCGGATGTTGAAAAGGTAATTCGGAGACAGGATGGCCTTCGCGCGGATCACATCATCGACGAACTCCTCCGTGATGGCGTCATAGGTCTCGCCCTTCTGTATGTGGTGCCCCAGGGCCCGCAGCCCATCGGGCGTAGCTTCTGCGTATGTTTTCGAGGCCAGCGGAGCCGGGGCACAGGTGAACATATAGACCCCGTCCGGCGTGTAAAGATCGGCCCCTTCGGCATCCCAATATACCGTTACCTTCAGATTCGGAGCGTACCCCATATGCCGGGCAATCAGGCCCACGGTTGCCGCATCCGTCGGGATGTCGAACTTATATTTGGCGCCCTGGCGTTCGACCTCGAGAATCGAACGCGCATAGCTGATGTCGCATTTCGACACCTCGCCCGTCACCATCCGGTAACGGCGCGCGTCGTACTGCCCGGCAGCCGGATTCTTGAACTCCCGGAACCATTGTTCCGGCGTCATGCCGCATTTGAGTTGCGTCGTGTTCCACTCACGGATCGCGTTGCCGAGCAGTTCCTGCGCCTCGCTGAAGGTCGGCAAAGACATAAGATAACGATAGTCCGGATTTGCCATGCTTTCCAGGCTCCGGGCATCCCATGAGGTTTCCGGGAGGTTGAAGTAACTTTTGAAATGGCGCTTAAACAGTCGGAAGATCATTTCCGCGGGGTTTGCTTGCGAATCGTGCGGCGCAATGGTGCGGTGATGGGCGCAGGCCAATGACAAAAATGCCTGTGATTCGGCCCCGGTATAGGCTCCGTGGTTGTCCGACAGGAAATCCATTACCTCGGTCTTGCCGTTATCAAGCAACGCCATGCGCATCGCGTCGCGCAGCATTCGAGGGTCCTCGGCGTGCTGACCCTTGCTACTGACTGCATAACCCGCTATGTAGCGACTGCCAGCGTCCGTAACAAGCATGGTGTACATCTTCATTGTTCCCCATTTGCCGTACTGGTCCTGATAGCGGTACGGAACGACGCCCGAACCGTCGGAAACCCACAGCGAATTGGCGTATTCGAGTGGCTTGGAGGGCACATAAGGCCGGAACGCGTTTTTGGCGTAGACCTTGCCGTGACGCTCGGCGGCGGACAAATATCGGTTATCCCATTTGTTGATGTAGTGCGTGAAGGTCGACAGCTTCACAGGCTCAATGTTCAGGCACTCCATGTCGTAGGCGTAGAGCCCGTAGAGCGTCTGTTTCGAATCCTTCTGCGAGCGGCCCGGATTGAGCCAGTAGGACATGATCGTCGCCTGGTGCGCGTCGTACTTCATCACCTCGCCCGTCGCGTAGTCCACGATCTCGGACTTGCCGAGGATCCGGCGGTTGTCGTTGCAGTACTTGCCCGACACCAGGGCTGCCAGCATCGCCTCCCCGTCGGGCAGGGCGGCGATCTTCTTCCGGAGCGATTCCGCGGATTTGATGCGGAAGCCCGTCAGGTCCAGTTTCTCGATCCGGGCCGCACAAACCTTGTATAATCCCGTCAGGGTTCGAAAGCCCAAAGACCCGTTTTCGATCAGGGCCGGGGCATTCTTCAGGAACCGGCACCACGCAGCGGCCTGTTGTAAGTCCCGCGCCCGTCTGGTGTCAAAAATATCCTTGTCTCCGATTGTGAAAGTCGAGAAATAGATGAAATCGTCGACGCTTTCGTAATTCTTCACCTTCTCATCCAGTGTGTCGACAATCCGATTCCGACGGGTACGGCTGCTGTCCAACTTTTGATCCTCGACGGCGCCGATCAGCTCCTCTTTCGAGGGCAGCAGGTCCTGGTAGCAGGTCGGTTTTCGGTTCGGGATATGGTCGTAGTCGTAGTAGTACTGCCCGCCCTTGCGGCCCCACCGCCAGGCCTTGCCCTCCTTTTTGCCAAGGAAGAACTCCGACTGATCGGCGACCTTCTGCCACGAGGGAGGAAGGGAGGATTTGTAACGCTCGCGGCATACAGTGCGTAAATGCTCCTCACTTACTCCGCATACCTCGCATACCATACGCTGCGACACCCAGACGGTTTGCCCGTCGGAGGTCGCGCGTATCAGTATGTCGTTTGGCAGTATCATTAAAATCGTGTTTAAACCTGTTTAAACAGACGTTAATAAGCAGATTTCAGAAAACACATCCACTGTGTTTTTGAGTTCTTGCCACTTTTATGGCCGAAGAGTGGATTCACTCCGAAAATTTTGATGATCCGGCTTGCTGCAATCTGTGTTTCGTTCCATTTGAAAATCAAAATCCCTTCGGGTTTCAGCACTCGCATACATTCGTCGAAGCCTTGCTTCAAATCTGTTTCCCAGCTGGAGAATAATTTACCATATTTATGCGCCGTGTAGCTATTTGCTCCAAGGCGAACAAGATGCGGGGGATCAAACACAACAAGGCGAAACGTTGCATCCTCAAAGGGCATATTTCGGAAGTCGCCAACCACATCCGGATGTACTTCTAAATTCCGTCCGTCGCATAGTGTACATTCTTCATCCCGGATGTCCATGAACACAGCCAGCGGGTTCTGCTTGTCAAACCACATCATGCGAGGTCCGCAGCAAGCATCCAATATCAACTTATCCGTTTTCATAGTTTTATTTGCAGAATCGTAAGGCACGTTCTATTTTTTGCTCCCGTGTCGGTATCGCTCCGAAACAATGCCTTTGCATTCACGGGATTTTTAGTTAACTTGTGGGTGCAAAACCTTATTAACTAAATTTTATAATTATGGCTATATCTAAATGTCCTCGTTGTGAAGGAACCCGTTTTGAAATGAAAGAAGCGAATGTTAAAGACAGCCGATTTAAGCTAACATTTGTGCAGTGTGCAGCCTGTGGAACAGTTGTAGGTGTAATGGACTATTACAACATCGGTAACGCCATCCACAAATTAGCTGACGGACTACACATTGATATTAAACATTAGGTCGTTTCAGATTGTCGCACTCGCCACTGTCAAGAGCCTCCTTTAAGGCTGTTACGATATGGCCGATAACCTGTTCCTGAAGTTTTTCCTCGTTAAGAACTTCTCGCACGATCGGTGCGAGAAGTTTTTTCATCCATTTACGTATCATAATTATTATGGGTATTAAATTGTTTCGTTTTAGAGGGTATGTTGCATCTGATATTGGAGCATGGCAGCCATGGCTTCGCTGCGTGTAGAACGTACAACTTGTTTGATCCTCTTTCCGTGAGCGCAAATCTGTGCCCGATACACAACCCGCAGTCTCGCTTTTTCCGGGCAGGAACGTTTATAAATATAACTGTCTAACCACACACCTGTCGAAATGGTTGTTTTTGTTGACGTGGCAACTGGGATCACGAGACTATCATCCCGAAACATCGCTTCGGCTTCGCGCATTTCGTTGGAAATTTCAGTCTGAAGATCATCGTCATCCGGGGCTGATAAATGATATACGTGCTTTCCTATATCACAAGAAACCACTCGCTTTTGCCGAATAAAGTCAACGACCCGGAATCTGATCGCCTTTATGACACAATTAAGTAGTTTGTGTCCTCCTTGTTGCTCACAGGTTAGCAGATCGAATAAAAATTCATCCGGTTTGCAGCAAAACTCGACGAGAACATCAGCCATAATATCATATGCTTTACGCCTGATATTCCAACGGGTACAGATGTACTGCGAATAGTTCAGCCACTTGTCGTAATACCGGGCGATGTAGGGTTCCAGTTCCGGTAACATGGTTAAAGTCGGTTTAAACGTTGTATTTTCGAAACTTTTAACTAACTTGTAGAATCTAACCACTTAATCAAGTTCTCTATGATGCCCAAGAACCCGATCAGACTATGGTCCAGTTGCGTATTTTCTATCGTGGTAAAGACGAAAGAAGTATCAAAAATCCGCAAACTGCTGCGTTGCTTTGAGGTGTGCTTTCCGTGCTGCTCTTGTGAGATCTCCGACAACTTGCCTCTTGCTGACGATTGCAGAGAGGTTTTTTGTACGATCGATATTCAAGGGTGCGTTTCGAGGATTGCCGAGACTGAAGCCGCTTTCCGTGCGTTTTGCGTACAGAAACATCTTGCACATATCGAGGATCTCGATTTTTACCTGCACATTGAGCCTTTACAAGGTCCCGATAATGCTGGAGTTGATTGATACGTCGGTGCAGGGTCGCCAGATCTTCTGGTCTCCCGGTTTCTATCCAGCGTTGTCCTGCTATTAACATCATGTTGGCCAAGTGCCGTTCTGTTGTTGTCATGCTTGTAATTGTTTAAACATTAGTTTTGCTGGTTCCGTTCGGCGATCACTCCCTCGGCAATCGTCAGAACGCGCTCACTTACGCCACGGCCCGTCAGCACCCACCAAACCCACTCGGGGCGAACCTCCGCAAGCTGAGCAATGCGGGTTCTATCCCCACGCCGGAGACCGTTCCGAATGGCCTCCAACCGTTTTTCTCGGTTTTCCGTGCTTGTATTCATTTTTTTTGTATACTTTTGTAATATTAAGTTAAGGCAAAGATAATAGGATATATCCTAAAATCCAAATAAAATTAGGAATTTTTCTAATTCGTGGAGTATGGTTTTAGAACGGCTTAAAGAATACATTGATCTGAAAGGTGTTACCGTCGCTGCGTTTGAGCGTAGTATTGGTATGTCTAATGCGTCTTTTGGAAAGTCTTTGAAGCAAGGAAAGGGAATCGGCTCCGATAAATTAGAAAAAATCCTATCCGTCTATCCGGATATTAATCCAAGTTGGTTGTTGACAGGAGCAGGCGAAATTTTGCTTACCAAAACTCCAAAAAACGTCCTCAAACAAAATGAGGACAAATTTGAGGACATAAATGAGGACAAACGAAAACTCCAAAAAACGTCCTCAAACGATAATACAGAAACAGTTGTTGTAGATAACGTTTTCAAACTGCGAACCGATCGCCTGATAGACCGTCAGCAGATACCTATATATGACATGGAGGCCGTCGCTGGCCTTGTTCCGCTGTTTGCAGACCAATACAGCCAGTCGATCGTCGAGGTCATGGAGACGACACTGATCCCCAAATGCGACGGAGGATTGCGTATCGTAGGGGATTCGATGTACCCGCTGCTGAAAAGCGGTGACATCGTATTTTACAAGCAGGTACATGACATCATGCACAGCATTATATGGGGTGAAATGTATCTGATTTCGTTTGACATTGACGGAGACGAGTACGTTTCGGTGAAATACCTGCAAAAATCAGATACACCGGATCACATCGTGCTGGTCAGCTATAACGAGCACCACAAACCGATGGAGATACACATCAACCGCATCCGGGCGCTTGCTTTTATCAAGGCGTCGCTGCGCCTGAACTCGCTTAAATAG